TCTTTCTTCAATCTTCTTACTACACGCTCGAAGATCATTCCTTTTCTAAGCTGGTCTGCTTTCATTCACTTCTCCTCGTTTTTGTTCCCTAAAACCTTATTCAGACAGTCATCCAACACTGGTTTGACAGACTCGTAAGATTTTTTGTTTAGGTCATAGTCTGTGCTGGATTTGTTGCCGTATATATGATGTCCCGCAGCGTTAAATATCCAACTTAGACGCTCACATAATCTTTTTTCAAAGTATTCTCGCGCTTTGTTTTGAAATTCGTAATCGACATCCAACAAAACTTCATCAGCAAGCTCGACGAGTATCTTTTTGTTCATTCACTTCTCCTCAAAAGTGTCCGGCCTTTCGGCCACGACGGACCGGACAACGTCGCTCTTGGGCGGAGTACCCTGGCCTAACCTTCACGGAGCTTGTACCTCGGCTCCATCCTTTGAGTTGAAACGTTGTGGACCCAGTTGGACCCGCTTTGTTCTTTGATCGTTTCAAACAAATCTTTCAATCGACACTCAGATTGGTACAGGGCCGTGCTTGCATAGCCGTGCAATTCGGCGTTGAGACGCGAAACATTCACGTCTCCGTGCGCGTCCGACACGACATTGACCAACAACTCGAGTTGGTCGTCATTCAAATCAATTTGCATTAAGTCTTCTCCTTTTTAGATTTGGTTGCGGGTCTATCCAAGATCGCCATCTTCAAGATCGTGTCTTGGTCTTTCTTGATTTGTTCAACATCAGCGAGCAACTGCTGCCACTGGCTCAAAAATTCTTCTACCTTTTCTTCGGGCAAGGTGAGCTTGATTTCTATCATTTTGTTCCATTTAAGATATGGGAATATGGGAACTTATATTACAGCGCATACAAAAACAAGAGGTTTTTGATTAAATTGCGTATATACATAGTACTTTTTCGGGAAAAAATATTTTTTTAAAAAAGTTTTTTTCAA